AATCTGCCATCTTTTAATTGTTTATTGGTATTACGAATTAAATCGGTTTCCGATTTTGTTAGTTTAACTCCTGCTTTAGATAATGATGATTCCATATTAACTAAATAATTTGTATAAAACTTTTGATAATCATCTAAATCTTGCTTAACCGATTGATCCATAAAATTTTTCAAAGTAAAAAATCTATTAGCTGGATTGCGTTTAATTTGTTTGAGTAAAGTTAATTTTGATAAAGGTTGTTTAGCTGTCTCAGATGCAAAAAGTAGTCCACCAATAGGTTTATTGTTATCATCAAAGTGCAACAGATTAGTATCAGCTAACTCTTCTTTTGTAATATTCTTTCTAACATTTTGATAACCTGGCATTGTATATTTACCTTGATCCTTTGTGACTAGACCCATCCAATACGAACCCGGCATTTTTCTTGTGCTTGTATCTCCAGCAACTACATCAAATAAAGCAGAACCAAATTGTCCTTCAGGTTCAACAAAATTACCTTTTTGTGTAAGCGTAGATTGTAGTGTGCTTGTATAGGGCCTATTCTTAGTGCCCCCAAAACTTAAAGGCTTTGACACTGCATTTTTAGATAATTTTTTATATAAGTTAGTTAAACGAAAGTCTTCAGCTTCTGCACGACCACCTGGCGAAAGAGTCGTGATCCCTTGCTCTTGTTTGCTTAACGCCGGTAAATTAGTTTTGGTTATCGGATCAGGGTCCTTGGCTACCGACTCAGCAACTTCAGTTTGTTTTGGTTTTGGATATTCGTTAAAATTATCAAGAGCTTTTCCTGCTCTTCTAAAAAGTGATAATATGCCTTTAATTGCCATTAATAATACCTATACTCTTTTGGTGGTCTATCTTCGTTATCTACATAGTCTGAGTATAACTCAACAAAGTTCCCTTGGCGATACCTTAGTAGCGCTTGTGTTGTAGAATCAACATAGTCGTCATTAGCACCATTTGGAAAAGCCGCACACTCGTCTATTACATCATGCGCAAACTTTTCTCCGTGTGGAAACCATACCTGTCCTGATTCAAAAATTGGTGCGACAACATTCACACGGGTATGTTTGTCGTTACCTCGTGTAGGAACAAAAGGTACAACTGGTATACCCATACGCCTGAACTCATGGGTTAAAGGTTCACCACTTGCTTTTTGTTCTA